TCTGTTAATCCATTAAGTGGTTTAACCGCATATGCCAAACCATTCTTTCTAATTGTTGCTAAATCCAACTGTAAATTATATTTTTTAAATACTTCTTTTGCCTTATCGGTTGGGTCTGCAAGTGTAATCATTAACTGTCGTAAAGATGTTATTGCAACATCTGTCTGAATACCAGTTTGTGTCATTGTTGCAAGTGATGCACCAACTTCTTCCATTGATATTCCAAGCATATTTGCAGCAGAAGTTACTTTGCCTATATTGGGGGCAAGTTGTTCCAATGTCGTTTTGCCATACTTAATAATTTGAAACATCCAGTCCATGATGTCCGCAGAATGACTTGCTGTTAAATTAAAAGAGTTTAATGTTGTGGTTAAGGCATCATTTGCAATTTTTATATCTGTAAATCCAGCCAATGCACCTTTTGCTGCCTGTTCTAAAACATATCCAGCCCATTCTGGCGGTATTCTTGCAGATAAAAGGTCATACATAGCCCTTGTGGTTGTTTCAATATCAGTACCATAATTCTTCATTATATCAACAACTTCTTGTGTTAAAAATCCTTTTAAATATTTCTGGTCTTTATCAAGAAGTGTAAATATTGTGGACATTTTTTCTTCAAGAAGAATTGAACTTTTAATAATACTTGATAACATTTGTTGTAATCTGTCAAATGCTTCGTATGATAATTTAGCAGTAATAACAAATGCCATTCTGTTAAATATTTTTTCCATAGAAAAGGCATCGTGAAATGCTGTTTTCATATGTGTTGCAAATTTAGTAGTTGCTCTTGTGGCATCTTTTATTTTTAAAGTAATTCTACCTTTTAGTCGTTCAATTTCTGTATCATATTTAAGCAATCTGCTTTGAGTAATAACAGATTTATCGCCCATAGATTGCTGAATTTTTAACTGGTCTCTTTGTTTGGTTAGCAATTGAAGTTGCTTGAAATTTCTATTTATATTTTCATCATTTAATTTAACTACTTTTTCCTTAATACCATGTAGTTCTTTATTTCTTTCAACTTCCGCCCTTTGTGTTTTAACGAGTACTTCTTGTTTATCTTTTGCTCTTTTAAGTGCATTTTCTTCTATCTGTGCAATCTTATTTGCTTCTTGTGCTGCTATTTTTATATTTTTATTGGTTTCAATTTGTGCTTTAACAAGAAGTTCTGCTTCCTTTTTTCTTTGCTTTGCAGTAAGTAATTGTTTTTGTTCATCTTCTGTAAGTTTTTCACCATATTGTTGTAATTTTCTATTAATTTTACCAATTTCTTGTTCTGCATTCATCTTACTTACAGTAAGTGCAATATCTTTTCTTCGTAATTCTAAATCTTCTTTGGTTCTACTGTTTTGGTCTAATTTTATTTGAGCAGTTTGTCTTTCTTTTGTTTCTTTATCTTGTGCAACTTTAACAGTTTCTTTTTCTAATCTAACCTGTTCCTCTAATAATTGATTGATTTCCTTCTGTCCTACTGAAGGTACTTTCTCTCCTGTAATTTGTTCATATACTTTTCCAGCAGCACTATATTCATCCCTTGCTGGTTGGTTCATATGTAAATATCCACCATGTTCTGCGGCAAGGGCAGTTCTGCCTTTAATTATAGCATCAGTTATTGACATAGACTTATTGTCAACTTTGTCTAAAAATCCTAATATTTTATCAAAACTACTTATTGTTTCTTTTAGTTCGTTAGATTTTTTTACTCTTTCGGGAGTTTGTCGTACTCTACTTTCAGACACAGCAAGGTCTTTTTGGGCAGTTCTTTTTGCTTTTTCAATACCTTTTATGAAATCATCAACATTAACACCCATAGATACATTTATTTTCTTTGGCATTGTTGCAGCAAGATGATTAAATGCACCCATCGCTGCTATTATTTTTAATAACCCATCAATATTTTGTGGATTTGCCACACTTTGAAGTGCGGTGGCTATTTTTTTAAATTCCGATACTATATCAGACATATTTGCTCCATATTTTTTTACCTAAGTTGCGTAAAAATGTAGTGTCTTTAAGTTGTCCTTTCCATCTAAAATATATTGTATTAGCACTTTTTAATAATATATTCATTGTTTCATTAGAAATAATTCCAGCATAAATAGCCATATTGATTGAACCTGCTTTATATACCCACCTTGCAATGCTTTCAGATGTATTTCTCGCAATTGCATCTTCCATATTTTTTATACGTTCTTGTTGCCTGCTATACTGTAATGTAGTTTTGAGCTCTTTTATCCATATGTCTTTTACAAGCTCTACAATTTTTATACCAGTAAGTTGAGACACTAAACGTACTGTAATAACAGTAGTGTCCAATAAATTTTCCATCCAGCCCATTTTATCAAAATGTACATTAAATTCCAATTTATTCAACCTTTTAAGCTCTCTTGTTTCGTCACTTGTTATGTTTATTTTATTTAATAAAATACCCCATTCGTTTTTAACTTTTTTGGCAATTTTTTGCATTTCACCAAATATTTGAGTATAACCTAATTTTCCAGAAAAAACAAACCTTTCTTTTCCTCTTTTAAAAATTTCATCTATTTTACGATAATATTCTGATATTTGTTTTTGCGGTACAGCCACTATCCTTTTTTCTATCATTTTAGATAAATCTTTTTTCATTTCATCAATTTGTTTTTCCCATTGTTGTATTGTTATTTTAACATTCTCCTCAACCATTTCTGGATTTCGTTTCGCTATTGCAAGTAAGTGTTTTTCATCTATTTTTTTACCTTTCCAGTCTGCTATAAGCTTACCGCTTTCTTTCATTGCAGCCTTGACGCCAGGTCTCATTAAATCATTAAAATCTGATATACTTAAAACAAACGGATATTCTTTCCCAAACTCCTTTTGTAATTTATCTATTACATCATTAATTCTTTTATTGCTTCTATATTTAGGAAGTTTAAATGAATTTTTTCCAATTGACTCATCAAGTTGACCTATAAAATATAAATACATTGCCTCATCAACAGTCATTTTTATGGAAGCATCCATTGCCATTTCAATTTCTTTCTCGTATTCCTTATTATTAATCTTAACCTTTTTACCAGAACGTCTATGTTTTGGTCTATACCAATGTGATGGTTGTCCTTTTTCATCATACTTTATTTTTACATTTTGTGGAATTTCAAAAACTTTTTTACCAAGTTCGGTTATCTTTGGTTTTATTTTTACCCATTTGCCATCTACATATAAACCCTCTTTTGCTTGCATTATATGTGCTGGAAGATATACGGTATTTACATTTACGCCTTTTATATCTGCAAATGTTTCCATTGGTTCATCACCACTCGTTCCGCCAATATATTGCATCTGACCTTTTGCCAAATGGTTTATTCTTTTAACCAATCCTTCAAATCGAAGTTTTATTAATGCCAAATAATCACGAGTTGCGTCTTCAAAAACTATTTTACTTTTATCCCATAATGATTTTATAAATTCTTGGGATTGCATAAGTCTAAATTCATCAACACCTTTACTTATTTTAATATTTGCTTCAGACAATTCGCTTTTTAACCAGTCATAGTTTTTATCCTGTATTTCGGTAGATAAAAACCTGTCATACATTAAATATTCTGGCTCCATAGAATATGGATTAAGCGGTGTCTGTACTGGCGTCATTCCAGTTGAATATCCTGGAATATTCTTTGCTTTTTTAATACCCAACAACCTAAATCTACTACTCTTTGTTCCACCTTCCTTAATTGCTGCACGAATAACTTGTGCTGCTTCAATATCTGAAATTTTATGCGTACCGCCAAATTTATTGAAACGATAGAAAGCCATTGTGTCTTTTCTTAAATCGTCACCATAACCACGCTTTCCAGACATTGTACTGCCAAGAAACATTCGTTGTGCCGCCCTACTCCCACGTAAAGTTTTATTGGTAAGTATTCTTTTGTTGTCTAACTTTCCAGCACTTCGTTTGTCCTTTATCCATTTTACCAATTCAGATACTGGAACATCTGTTGGTTTTCTACCCCTATCAACCTGTTTAAAATATGAAACAAGTTTAGATGTGTCTAACTCAATAGATGTTCCGTTACCTTCTTCAAATATTCTGTAACCAACAGAATTATAAAAATCACCAGAGGCATATTTCCTTCTTTCCTTTATTTCAGATAACATATTCATTGTGAAAACATCGGCAGCAGTTCTTGCAATTGCACTATACGCTGCTTCTGCTATTGGTTTAATATCGTTTATTTCAACAATATTACCAATCTTGGCAACAGAAGGTTTTACCTTCGGTTTCGCTATATTAACTATTCCTCTTGCCATTATCTGTACTCTGTGATTTTAGTAATCTATTGACCTCTTTCAATATTTCATAAAGTGCTTTGGAATAATTAGTTCCAATTGCATCTTTCTTAATTTGCTCTTTGATTTTACCATCTTTTAAATACGCCAAATTTTCGAAAATAGAATCCTTTAACTGTTCGCATTGTATCTCTTGAATGATATACAACGTTTCGTACAGGTTCCATTCTTCTGGATTTACATTATTGCGATATAAAATTAGACAATATTCTCGGTAGATATTTTGGCTTTCTCGAATTCTTCGTTGAACTTCTTCTCCATCACCATTTTCATCGCTTCCAGATTCTTTTGAATAACCGTATCTTTCTGATTCTTTAATTCTTTCAGCGATGTCATTATCGTACTTACGAATACAGGTGGCAACATTGCGAAAAAATCCATAGCCACTTTGTGGTATACTCCTGCTGAAACTTCTGAAAAATTATCAGTTGTTTCGGTTATTGTTTGAAAGAATTCGTTAAAGATTTTGTCGTCTTGTGATAGTTCTATTTCAATTATAGAAACAAGTGTTTCTAAATCTTCCTTTGGGTCAAGTACTGGAATTTCATCTACATTGATTTGTTTTAAGACTTCTCTTACCCTTGATAATGCCTTTACATTAGTAGTTACCTTATAATCTTTCTTCGCAGATTCGCTCATTTTGTTTTATCCTTTCGTTATTTATACCTCTGATACACCTTCTTCGTCAACTACTTCCCTGGACGCCGTTGGTACAAAATTATTATAAAGATGTAATTCGCTACTTGTAATTGCAGCAGTTTCTTTCTTGCAAGATAATGTTACTTTATTAAAATCATTACCCGTAACCTCTAAGTGTACTTTTGAAACTGCATCTTCTACAAACCATGCATTAGGTGCATTGGTATAGAGATAAACATCGCAAAATTCTATTTCGTTTGTATCGTCTGCGCCAGTATCGGCAACAAAATTCAATATCATATCATTATCTGCTGCTATGAATTCTGTATAGTACTTTCTCCATGCTGTATCTGAAATATCTATTGGAGATTCTGTAATACCATCTCTTCCATAAGAATGTAAATTTAACTGACCGCCAGTTCCTTTAATGTTCCTAGCCCAAAACTCTAATCTTATTTTAGAACCTTTTGCAATTGGAACATTTTGATATATTAATCCTGTGTTTCCAGCAGGATTACTCAACTGTTGACATTGTTCTCCATCTGGACTACCAGTTGCATTTTCATTTGCATTTCCTCTTATAAAAGTCCAATTTGGAGCAATTTCGCTATTAGCAGCACCAGTATAAGTTCCGCTTAGTTCTGGATTTTCTACAACATTTAAGTAGTCTTTGTCTGCATCTATAAAAACAATATCAATATTCGTTTCATTAAAATCAATTCCTCGTAAGAAATCAAAGTTATCTTTAGTAACTTCAAGGTCTGAAACCTCAACTTCAATAAGTTCAGATAGAATTTTATCAGTACAATCGCCGAGTGCCACAGTATCACCTTCGGATGTTTTTATAGTTGGACTTGTTTCGATAGCTCCTATTTTTGTGTAATAATGACATTCGGGACTACCTAAGCTTCCTTCTTTCAAAAAGAACCATAATTTCCATTCGTCAAAACCAGCAACGGTTGCATCATCAATCCATGTATTACTGTCATCGCAAATGAACACCGCAATATCTCCAACATTTTCTAAAACAGTACTTGTTGTATAACTATCTGTAATAGTTAATGCATTTGTGGCATCGGTTAATTCAAATACGATAATATTTCCAACCTGTCCATGTCGAACTGGTTCATATTGTACAGCATTAGTTCCAGTACCATCACCGGATTCACCAATTACTTGGTCTGCAACAACACTATCAAAATCTATTGTTATGGCACCACCGCTTGTATCAATATTGTACCAGGCATCTTTTTGAAGAACCTTGTGCCCTTCATCTCCGTCTGTCCACGCAATATCTATTTCGGCAAGCATTTTATCTTTAAGTTGAGCAAGAGCAAACAGTTGATAGTAATTATCAAATTCACTACCCCTTGGTGCATAACTAAAGTTAGTTATTTGGTCATCAGTAGGATGTGTTCTGACAAAAACATCATAACAATGTTTCTTTATTGCCCCTTTTCCATAAGTATAAGACATATTTTCTCCTAAGTTGGGCGGAGTATATTTCAACTCCGCCTAAATTATATTTTATTTATGTTAAAATAACAAAACCAATCCTGTTGGTAGCATCACTGTTTTCAACTTTACCAGTAAGAACTATTTTGTTTTGGTCATTGCCAGTTATTTCTAGCTGTGCACTTAACTTAACCTTTGTTGCTCCAATAGCATCAGCATCAGCTATTGCTTCTGCAAATAAAATATCACATTCTACATCATGACAGGCAGCTCTAATTGTAGTCCAGTTTGCAGAAGTAACTTCTAATATTTCGCAGGAAAATTCTACTATTTCTGATATGATTTTATCGGTACAATCACCAAGAGCGACGGTATCTCCTTCGGCAGTTTTCAGCGTTGGGTTTTCCGCTATTGCCCCAATTTTAGTCCATGCTGCGGTAAAATCATCACCGGTAACATCCAGAGTAGCAATATCTGCAATCGTCCCATTAAATTTGTTACTTGCAGACCCACCACTTGTTGTAATATAAATATCATAACAGTGTTTTACAACATTCGTACTTCCATAAGTATAAGCCATTTTATTATCTCCTTAATATTCAATTGTTACAGAGATTAATGAAACCTTTTCTCCGCTCCATATCGTCTCCGTTCTGGCAATCTTATTGCCAATTACTTTACATTTCAGCATGTCTAATATTTCATACAATTTAACAGAAATATATCTGCGACAAGCCCTTACTTGAGTATTGTTTCCAGTAGAAAAAGCACCTATCCTATCCATTACAATTAACGGATAATATGTACTACTCGACACAAACTCGTTACCACCAACAGGAATTACATCAGTATCATCAACATCAATTATTATAGCACAAAAATCATCTCTTGACAATTTGACAAGAAGATTGTTGAAAACACTTACAGAAGTAATTGTTGCACTTGTGAAAACAGCACTTGCATTATAGGTTACTGTTATAACCACATCATTTCCGTCAAGAGAAACAATATCAAATGTGTCATTATAGTCATCTGCACCAGTTACCCCTGCAATAGTTAATCTATCGTCATCAACAAAGTTATGTGAGCCAAGAGTTAAGGTAACAGTTCCGTCACCATTATTTGCTTGGCTCACTATTGTTGATTCATAGTAATCTTCAATCAGTCCCTTAAGGGTATCTTGCTTATCAATAGGTTCAAGAAATGGATTTCCCATTATACAACACCTGCTGTCATTCCACCACTACCATATCTGGCAGTAATTCTGTTACCCTGTCTTAGGTATTCGTCTTTGTGGTCAATCAGTTGTCCTATCGGAGATGGGTTCATTTGTCCTTCACCAAACTGTATTCTGGTATCAATAACAGAACCTTCGTTCATCTCTTTAAGGGCGAGAGCCAAGTAATATAACGCATAGTAAGCTTCCGCTGTTTCGAGATTGAACAGTTTCTTCTGTCCATCAGCAAGAAGATGGTACTCTAAGGTTGAGGAATAAAGGTTTTCTGTGAACATCTTCACGTAATTACCATACATCTGATACCCCAACCGCTCTTCCATCTTACCAGCAGCCGAAGACAGAATAGTGCTTTCCAACTTATCAACAGCATCAGCCGTCAGATTAGCAATATTCTGGGCTCTCGCCTTGATAGTTTCACTGTGTGTTGCCATCTTGTTTTACCTTTTTGTAAGTTCGTTTTGGTTTGACTTCGACATTCTCTGTCGTAATATCAACATTCTTCTCTTTAAGGATTTCAAGATAGCCACGTTCTTGCCATCTTTTTGCGAGTTCCATGTCAAGTTCCATAGTTCCATTGTATGTTTTTGAACCAGTTCCAGGACTAATTACCGTATGTGGTTGATTGAATTTAACTTTTACAGTCATTTTACACCAGCCCGTTTTATCTTTGCCTTGAAAAGAGTATTTGCTTTCGGATTAACATCTGGTTTTTCTTCAAGAGATTTAATTTTCTCTTTCAGTTTTTCATTTTCCTTAAGAAGTTTAGCGTTCTCTTTCTTCAAGACATCGGTAGGATTAATACTTTTCTGTGTCATTTATACTCCTTGTTTATGCAAATGTGCATGCAGCAACAGCACTTCTACCAAGATAACCATCTTTAAATGCAGCAAATGACCAAGCAGCAGCAGTCAAGAATGACTGTCCAGTAGCAGAACCTTCTGCAACACCAGGGGTAACTTCAAATACGTCACCAGCAGTAACACCAGCAATAGCAAGTTCAATAGTAGCAAGGTCTGCAACATTAGCAGTAAGAGTTGCAAATATTCTTGCATCTTTGGTATCACAATAGGCAACAAAACCATTGGCAGCAGTAGTTGTAGCACTTACGCATGCAGTAGATTTAATATTACCATTCTGCATAAGAACAGGAGTTTCGCAAACAGCACCATAGAAAGCAACACTCATTGCTTCCGCATTTCCAACCTGTGGGTCAATCCAGAAATGTTGTCCAATTTCAAATCCACTTCCGCCACCAGATAAACGAGGTTTATACTCACGATATTTCTCAACTTTATTCTGACCATACAGCCAGAGTTCTTTAAGATTACCGAAAATGATAGAACCATACATGGTTACAGCAGAACTATAACCAAGCGTCTTTGCTGTTCCAATATCAAATTTCATAGGATTGTAAACAACTTCATAACCTTCGTGTGAAGGAATTGCGCCTTTTACTCTCCATGCTTCTCTTGCTTCCGTATTAACACCAACCGCAAGACCATCAACTATTTGAACAGGAGAACCTTTTGCACGCGAATATTTAACAATATCAGAAAGTGACATTGCAAACTGTGCCTTGCCAGGAATACGATATTGGTCGGGAGTAACATCAATCAATTTGTCCATAATATCAATAATATCGTTACCATCGTGAGATGAACGAGTTTCAGTAATATCAAGATTGTCGAAGTTTGCATATTTACTATTAGTATCTTGCCAACATCTTATTTTGAGCCATTTGTTGTTGCCAGTATTGAAATTAAATGTTGAGCCAGTAACATCAGCAGAAGTCGCTGGTGTCTGTGCAATAACATTATTTGCCTGGTCAAGAATTTGAATATAAGCAACAGCAGTTCCGTCTTCAACATCAATAGTGTAAGTAAGTGTTGCTGTAACATTAGGGGTAACTTCGATTGCAGGATTTTCAGCAAAACCACCAGTACTTGCAGTACCGATTGCAACCTTAAGAACAGTAGTACCATCGTTGGTAACTGTCTCATCAAGCCCACCATCAACAAAACTATCAAGACTTGCTGTAAATGTAGCACTCCATACAGATACACTACCAGTAGCAGTAATTGCAACCTTATTAGGAGTTACCTTGTTACCAAACTTGCCGATAACGACTGCCTGTTGATTACTATTTGTCCAACTTCCATTAAGTGTCTGCAACAGATATTCCCAACCAATTCCAAGAGAATACATATTGACAGGAGTTCCCTGTCCAGCAGCACCAACACTTGAATAGTCATCAGCAACACCATTTGTAGCCAACCTTAACATATCGTTGGCAATTTCAGTTCCAATCTTTGCTTCAAGATTTGATTCAAAATTAGGATTATATAAGTTATTCCTAATTTCGGTCATTGATAAATTAATCTGAAATTCACAATGTTGAGCAAAACACTCTTTACCAATAATTCCAAATTTCTTTGTAACAGTAGTAGGTTGCGCTCCTGCTCGCAGAGATGAAATCAGATTTTCCTCTGTTGCAACTTCCATATCAATAGGATAAGTAAGTTCATCACCAGTTTTGACAGTAACTCTTTTTAGGAAATCAGATTTGTCAAAAATAAGGTCAAGTGTCTCTTTTGCCCTTGCACCAGTAAGCAAATCATTACGATTGTATGTTACAAGGTCTTGGAGATAGGCATTTGCACCAGTAAAGTCGCCGACTGCCTTGGAAATAGGAACACCATACTTTGTAACCTCATTGGCACCAGCCATAAGCATAAGGGTAGCAGCAGTAGGATTGATGTAATTTTTCTGAACCGCAGGGTTTTCATTTATAGAAATTTCTTTTCCTGTAGCCATTGCGGTCAAGATTTGTTCGATAGAATATTTCATTATATCTCCTTATATAATATTTGTTTTGATACCTGGTTTAACAACCTCGACATCTTCAGTATCACTTATTGTAGATTTACTTCCAAGAATGGCTTCTTCTGCGGTAGTAAGACGGTTCTTAATTTCCTCAAAGCCTTTTTTCAACTCATCGAGAGGATTATCTTTATCCTCCGCAGGTTCAGGTTCTGGTTCAGGTTCTGGCTCAACTTTTTCTATTGACTTCTGAATACTTGCAATAGAAGTTAGAATTTCATCAAACTGTGGTTTAAGCATTTCAGTAATTTCTTCTTTCAACTTATCATCCATTTGGACTCCTTTGTTTTTATTTACTTTTTCAGAAACAGGCTCGCCATCTTGGGTCTTCGCCTTATTTTCCTTTTCAATTGTTTCAAATGTCATTTCCTTAATTTTGGTACTTAACTGTTTAATATTTTTAAGAATATCTGTTTTAAATTGTTCACCATTTTCTGCTTTCCACCCTGCTTCCATAACAGCATCTTCAAATATATAAAATAAATGCCAAATATCATTATTTTCATAATTTTGAAGTTGAGTATTAAAATCCTTTTTAATATTAAATAATTCTTTCAGTTTGTCCCAAATATTTGCCTTTCTTACTTCTGATTCAATAAGTTCTTCGGCAAACCCATATAAAGAATATCCAGTATAAGTTCCTTTTTGAATTTCTTGCCATGCCTCATCGTCTGGTTCTGTAACTAATATCCAACTACCTTTTGTAATAGTTTCTCCACTAATTTCCATATCAGCAAGAGAGCAATAACATTCTACAACTTCGCCAGCACCAGGTATCTTATTATGCTGTTCGTCAATCAGTCGGTAATTTTTCAAGAACCCATGTTGAGATTTTTGAATTTCTTTTTCGGTCATGAAATTTCCCTGTGCGTCAATTTCACCAGGAGAGTATACAATTCCGTAGATTAAATGTGGTTCGTTATCCGAAACATCTTTATTAACAAGAATTTTAACTTGTTTTTCGACATTAGGTTCGGGTGAAGCGTCTTCTGACTTAACGAGGAAAAACTTTTTCTTATTAGCGGGAGATGTAACATATGAAACAAACTCAACAGTTAATCCCTTAATTTCAATTGCTTTCATTTATAACTCCTTATTTTTATTTAAAGCAAAAATTCTTTGATTCATATTAAAAAATAAATAACATATTTGTCAAGTAAATGTAAAAGTATTCACTATGAACGAGTCCTTTTTATAAGTTCTCTTATATCTTTTTCGCCAGACATTTCGGTGTCATCTTCTTCAATTGCCTGTCGTTGTAGCAATAAACCAATATCTTCTACCAAACTTTTTGTACCCAAATAATCTGGAACAAAAGTAGATAAAAGTTCTTCTATATCGGATACTTTTTTCTCTAAAATCTCAATTTTTTCTTTTTCTGTCATTCTGGATTTTCCACATCTTTATTTTTATCTGGATTTATTGAAGTAATATCATCTGGTTTATCTTCTGTGTCGGTATCAAGATTTGTTCCGCCACGAGAATCTGTTGGACTATTTTTAGGGTCAGCCATGTATTCACCCTTTGCCTCTATCGGCATATCAATATCTTCTCTAATTTCATCAACAGTCATTACGGATTTACCAGATTTGTCAATAATCTTTGCATACATTGAGTGTATAATTGCATCATCTTTCGGTGAAGTAATATCAATATTCTGAAACTTAAATTGCGGATTAAAATCAAGTTCAAATAATTTCATCAAAACCTTGTTAATAAAATTCTCAATTTCCTTTTGTTTCTTGTTAATCACAACTTCGATAAATGTTTTTAATTCACCTATTGATTCTCCGCCACCGCCTATACCACTACCTTCTGAAATACCTAACAGTTTTGGCGGTATCGGTCCATGTACTCTTGCAATTTCATCTCTATTCTTCTCCGTTTCAGCAAGGAAATTTCCGTCCATTGTTTTGGACAATTCTTTAATCTCAATCTCTGCATCTTTTTCATCGGTATGCAATACAAGTAATTTGTGGCTATTAGAAGCACCTTTTAATTCGGTACCTAAATATTCCATAATTGCTTTTTTCTGGGCATCTCCCCAGACGCCACCAGTCATTAGTATTGCAACAGCAGGTCTTGCGTCATTCTTAAAGAAAGCCATACCATATTCTTTGATATAAATATTCTCAATTATTGCAGAAATTGCAGCAATATATCTTGGCAATCCATAGAACGAACTTTTTGAAGTATAATTTTTTAACTGTACAACATAGTGAGTTCCGTTTGATATTTTCTTTGTGGTATTAAAGTCCAGAAATTCCTGTTTGGTTGAATCGGGACTAATCTGTATCCATTTAGCAACTTTTCCAGCAACTAATTTACCGCCATTTGTAAGTGCTTTTGCATAAAGGTCTC